AAAAACATGGCAGAGAATATGATGCCGGGGGGCGTGCCTTTAGGCGAACTGCCTATTTCACCTCACAACCAACCTGGCCCACAAATAGGGAATCCAAATCAACCTGGAAATCCAGTACCAGCAGTGGGTCCTAACCCACTCCAAAAATATTTTAGGCAACCAAAAATATATATTTCTTTACCTAGTAAAGGAACATACTGGCCGCAGGGTAGTATTGAAATTCCAGAAAATGGCGAACTTCCAGTATATGCAATGACGGCAAAAGACGAAATGCGTTTTAAAACACCTGATGCTTTAATGAACGGTCAGGCTACTGTAGATGTTATCCAAAGTTGTATACCAAATATTAAGAATGCTTGGACAATGCCTGTTCTTGATTTAGATACACTTTTAATTGCAGTACGTATTGCAACATACGGTGAAAAGCTAGAATTATCAACAACTGTTCCAGTATCAAATGAAGAAAAAACATTTACATTAGATATGAGAACACTCCTTGATCAATTTATGGCGGTGTCATATGATAATGTTATTACGCATAGTGATTTAAAAATTACAATTCGTCCAATAACATATATGCAGTTTACAAAAACTGCAATAAAATCTTTTGAAGAACAAAGGATTTTCCAAACTATTAATGATACTGAAATGGATGACAATCAGAAAATGGGAACCTTTAATGATGCATTTACTAAGTTAACGAATTTAACTATTGGTACAATTAAAACAAGTATATCTCAAATACAAGTAGGTGACCAGATTGTTGTTGATGAAAATCAAATTTCAGAGTTTATTGATAACGCTGACAAAGAGTTTTATTCTGCAATTACTGATCATATCGAAGCACAAAAGAAAAAGTTTGAAATAAAACCAATGCGAGTTGAATCTTCAGAAGAGGAACAAGGGCAAGGAGTTCCTAAAACTTATGACGTACCTATTGCATTTGATCAATCAAATTTTTTCGCATAAGGATCTTAGTCCTACCTCTGGCAGAGATCCTAAAATACTGTGATAACTTAGACAACGAGGTAAAACAGTTAAAGTATGAACTTGCGAAATATGTATGGTATATGCGTGGGGGTGTTACTTGGTCTGAGATGTTAGAGTGTTCTTTAGAAGAGCGTGAAGTATTTTCAAAACTTATCAAAGAAAACTTAGAGACAACTAAGAAATCCGGACAACCATTCTTTTAAATTATATTTTTCCGTCGTAAACAAATAAGCCTTGATTGTGAAGAATTTTGAAAATGTTCTTCTCAATATTTGGGTGTTTCGAAACAATGTTTGGTTTATTTACAGCTGGTGCAGTTGTATTGCCTGCCGCTTTAGCTTGTGGTTGATCGCCTGTCGCTTTAGCTTGTGGCGTTGTATCTGCTGGTGCTTTCCCTCCAGCATACTTTGATTTACCAAAGCCGCCGGCTGTTCCAGCAAATCCACTTTTTACATAATGATTAATTATTCTTGTAACGTCCTTTGGATCTAATGGCTCTTCTTTAAGAATATTATATGCTGATTCATATACTGTAGAATCTACAATACCCGGGAGATTAGGTTGTATAGGTTTAGCACCAGCTTGTTTAATTTTATCAATGCCTTGCCCAACTGCCGCTTTGGCTCCTGCAACCTTACCGCCAACGTAATCCTTCGCTTTGCCAAGTGCTCCGCTAACTTTTTGTCCCATACGTTTTCCGAGCTTACCTAATACATTAATAATATCTTGCTCGCTACCAATTGGAAGGCCTTTTTTCTTAAGGTAGGCGAACAGAGTTCCGGTAGTAGGTGCACCATCGGGTGTATTTTTGTAAAATGCTTTAAATTCGCCAGCTAATTCTTTTGTTTCAGCGTCAATATCCATTTTTGTAGCCGCTGTTTTGCTACCAAACTTCTTTTTAACAGCATCAATAGGATTCCATTCTTTAAGATCCTGTGATTCGCTTATAATTTGATGTACTTTCATAATTTCTGGTCTCCAAATGTATTTATATTATATTTAGCTATAATTCCTTATATACTCCAGTAAATACTCTTATGCCTCAGACTATATATAAGGTTATTGAGACAGTTACTCAGAATGTTGAGTTAATTGATTGTAGTAGTGAATCAGAAGCATATGAAGTTATGCAACAGCTACAAGATGCTAACCCTAATGGTATTTACGAAATAGTATCAGACATTAAGTATACTGTTAAAGGTCTTGGAAGAGATCCAGAATTACATTAATATATAAGTCTTATTAATGGTTGTTCTGAAGTGAGCTAAAGCTCACTTTGTTTTCGCTTACGCTCAAACATTTTATTTCTTTAAGATGAATAAGTGCGTTAAGCACTTTTGCATCATGTAGATAGTTGAGCCATACTTCGCCCGTCTCCGGACAAAGTATTTAATAGCCATCATGTGAGATGAGCGTACCATCTTGATAAAGAAGATTACATTAAATGTACAGAGGCGGTAACCCGACAACCCCTTACTTCAGCCTTCGTATAGTTACGGACGGTATTAATCCCTATCAAGCGGAATTTTCTACCGAGCTGGTTGCTTTTTACTCAGAGCCAGCATCTTTTAGACCTAAAGTTAGTCTAGCCTTGCAACACACCAGTATCTAGACGTCATTTGAGTACGTCTTCAAGGTGAATCGAGCTACCTCGATCAAACAGCGTTGCTTATTTTTTGCCTGTGTGTGGAAGAGTTGTGCCTGTACTGATAATTATAGTGGAGTTTTATTATTAGATGTAAATCTGGCTTATTTGCCTTTAAGGGCTTCTCTTAATATCTTAGACCCGCCTACTCGTACGTTAATAATGCCGTTGTAGTATTCGTCAGTTTCTAATACTCTGCGTTCAAACTGCTCTCTTGCTTCTAAGTAGCTTGTAACACCTTTACTTGGACAGTAATGTAATATTTCTCTTGTAAATTTACCTTTACCTAGTTTTTCAATGTCGGCTAATAATGTGTCGCTAGATCCCCAGTAATCTTTCCAGTCGCTTTCTACTGTACTTCTACGTTTATTAGTTCTGCCTTTAAGTGGAGGTCTAGTTTTTTTGAATCTAGCTAATTTTTTACCAATATATTTTCTATTGTTAGTTGTATTAGTAATAATGTATACAAACCCTACGCAATCATCTGGTAATTGCTGTATAATTTTGTTTTTAAAAGTCCACTCCATGTAGATACTTACATAGAATTGGCATTAGTCGTCTTGTTTCTGATGATGTGCCCGATGAGAATCCATAACTTCTACTCTTCGAAGAGAAGCTAACCTACGTATTTCACTTAACCATCTTCTAGTTGCACGTTTAGTCTTTTCACTTTTACGTTTTTCAAAATTTTCATTATTTTTATAATATTCTATATATGCTTTTGTTAGTAAGTCGTGCGTATCATCGTTTATATCGGTCATTGTGTTACCTCTACATCATTATCGTAAGATGTAAACCCAGCTTCTTTGACAACTTTAAGTACGTTAGTTACCCTTCCTTGTAATTCATCTTTATGCGAAATAAGGTATATATTTTTATTACGTTCTCTACCCATCTTCTTAAGTACGCTCAATGAAGCTTCAACACCTGCTGAGTCCATACCACTATCTATTAGTTCATCAACAAATAGTAAATTAACTTGTTGATATAAACTTTCCCAAACATCTCTAAAAGAAAAACTCAATCCAAGGATTAATCTATTACGTTCACCCCTTGACAAGTTATCAAAGTCTAGGTCTTGACCTAATTGTGTAATTTCTACATTTAGATCGTTTTGAAATAGTACTTGGTGCGGCAATCCAAGTTTATTAAGATAATATGTAAGCCTATTATTTAAGTATGCAAGATTTTGATCAATAATTTTCTTTCTTATAAAGCTATCTTTATTAGTTAAGAGTTTATATAAAAAGTCTTGGTGATCTTTTAAAGAGTTTAATTCGTTTATATTATCCCAATTAAGTTCTTGTAATGCTGTTTCTTTTAAATCATCAATTTGTTCTTGATAAGGATCTACTTCATCTGTTTTTTCTGCTAATGTTTTCTTTAAACTTTCAACATTGCCTCTATGTTCATATGCTTCTTTGGCTGTTTCATAAAAAGTATTAGGTTTTAAATCCAATGTACCAATGTCTTCAAGTTTTGCTTTAACCTTATCATACTTGTTAGCAATTTCAATCATATATGTATGTGCATCGCCATAGTCTTTTTGTAGTTTGTCCTTCATTTCTTCAAGTTTATCATCATGAAGTTCTTGACCACAGGCGTAACACTTAGCATGTTCAAGGTCATCAAGATCAGTTCCAACTTTTTGTACATTTTTATCAGCTTGTTCTAATGCACGTTCTACAGTTGCTAGTTCTTTTGTAAGATTTGTATGATGCTTGTTAAGGTCAGACCAAGATGCTAGTTGTTCGTGGTCATCAAGTTCACTATCAATATCTAATTGTTCTAATTCGTAAATTGCTTTCTGTAGTTTATCGCACGATTGTTTGTTTTGTGCTATCCAAGCCTTTCTTCTGCTATGTAATCTGTCAATATTCTCTTTAATTTTTTCGTTACTATCTTTAAGTGCAGTAAGTCTTGCATTCTCTTGAACAATATGCTCTTTATTAATACGCATTTGTTCTCTTAAAAGGTCTGCTTTTTCAGATAATATAGTAACACCTAATAGTTGTTCTATAATAGCACGTTGATCATTGTTCTTTAATGCTAAGAAAGGTTCGGTATATGTGTTTAATGCTAATATATGCTTAAACATCTCATGGCTCATACCTAACAATGTATTAATGTCTTGTTGAGTCTTACGTGAATCACCTTGACTTTCGTCAGTTATTTCTTGATCTTCATTATTAATAGAGAATTTTAGTAAATTTGGCTTACGGCCTCTTTCAATATGATAACTTACTCCATTTTTTTCAAAAGTTAACGTAACTAACATACCTTTGTTATTAGTTTTGTTTACTAAGTTATCACGTCTAATATTTGTAAGGGCTTGACCATATAATCCGTAACTTATAGCATTAATAATTGTTGTTTTACCTGTTCCGTTACGTGAACCAGCGTCATCGCCACCTTGATCTATATTTTCACCTAGTACAAGTGTAAGTTGATGTTGATTAAAGTTAATTGCTTGTGTAGTATTACCTACACTCATAAAATTTTTAACTGTTAGGTCTTGTATTCTAATCACGGTCTTCTCCTAACTTGTTATAAATGTCAAGTAATTTTGCTTTATCATAACTATCAGATTCAATAGCTTGAATTTCCTTGGCAACAATTTGATCAACACTTTCAAATTTTGTAATGTCAATATCTGTATTAATTTCTTCATCTGTAGTATTAGGAATAAGTGTAATTTCTCTACAATCATGTTCATGAAGGAATGTTTCTTTAATAAAACTAGCTTCTTCATATGAAATAGGTAAGTCTAATGTAACCCTCAAATACATTTTAGGTTTAATTAAAGTGTCTTTTTCATCTAATAACTGTGATAATTTTACTGTACGATACTTGGGACAATTCCACCAGTTAAGATATTGAGGAGCGCCGCCGTGCTCCAGCACCATCATACCTCTTTCGTCGTCCCAAGCATCGGCATAGTTATGAGGTAATGCATTACCAATATAATTTACAGTACCTTTAACTTGTCGTTTATGAAAATGCCCTGAAAATACATAGTCTTGATGTTTAAAATGATCAGCTTGTAATTCTCCTGTATCAGGCATTTGCACCATTGCGTTCATATAGAAATTTGGAAGTTCAAAATGTCCAAATATATATTTGCTTTTAATTTTAGGAATTTGTTTCCATTCATCGCCTACAAGCCATGGTATTAATGTAGTATCACCTATTGTTGTAATTTTGTTAACGATGGTAATGCCAGGAATGTGCTTGCCAAACTCAACAGAATGAATGTCTCGTTTGTCTTTGTAATACAAGTCGTGGTTACCAGGAAAGAAATAAAAATTTTCAAATGCTTTTCCAAGTTTTTCTAAACTTCTAATGGTAGCATCCATAGTAGTAATGTTCAAGCTGTTTCTATTGTGATGCCAGTCACCCATAAAGATGCCAGTTTCACAATTATTCTCTTTAGCTTGATCAATAAACCAATCTATAAATTCTTCACAATCCTCGTTGTGGACTTTACTGTTAGATTTTAATCCAAAATGTATATCCGTAAAGACGGCGGCCTTTTTAAACAATTTTATATCCTCTTATGTATAGTATAAACTCTTAACGATTATTTGTCAACTCCTTCTTTCTTCGAAACTTTTATAGTTGTAACTTTTGGGGGTATCGCAGTTCTTGTTTTGTGTTGTTCTTGCTCACGCTCCCATACGCCTTGATTCTGTCTTGTAAATGACGGATTCATATGATTCATTTCTAAAATATCATCTCTAATATTTTGATTTCTTTTTTCTATGTTGATAATTCTAACAAAGGAATTTGTAACAGCGGCAGTATAATATGCAAACGGATTATTTGATTTAGATTCATCAAATTGTAAGCCTATCTGTGCAAGTTGTAAAATTGCTTGACCTTTCATTTCGTCATTATATGTATATCCGCGAACATTGCCTCTAGTTGCATAGCGTTCACATAGTTTCATCCACATCATAGCTAGTTTGTCAGTTGCTTGTCCACAACTTTTATCATAGTAACCGTTCTCCATACCACCAACCCAATGACTTTTACCTATACATACTAATTCGTCATTGTCATTAAATTTAAAATGTTGGAATGGCGGAAAGTTTAATTTTTCTTTAGTATCCGCTACGGTTTTAGGTTTCTTTTTACGACCTGGCTGATCAGGTATGTGATCAAACATCATAACTCTAAAAATCACATCTTGTTTGCTTATTTTTTTATAGTCTATTTCACATTCAGCTTGTTTAACTTTTTCACCGTTTGCTTTACGTCTTTCGTATTCTTTTTGGCTAAGACGTTTAGCTTGTACTCGTTTAGCCTCGGCTGTAGTACGAATGTTAATTTTATCAATACTAGTAAGTATTAAATCGTATTGGTTAGCATCATCATCAGTATAACTGCTAAATGAGTTCTTAGACTTATGAATTTCAGCAAGTATATCTTTATTGTTTAGGTAATTTACTTTTCGCAAGTTTATTTCTCCATGTTTAAAGTCATATTATAAACTATGTAGTTAATAAAGTCAACTAAATACTTGTAGGAGTTTAACCAAATCATGCAAGATAGCAATTTATTTTCAGCAGTAACGGATGGCGCAAGTAAGTTAGTAGGAGCAGTAAGCTCTACTATTTCCCAAGTTTCAAAAGCAACTGGGAAAGTATTTGACTCTATAACGTCTGATATAGGAGTAGGTAAAGCTACACGATTAGCTAACTCAACCCAATTAGGTAAAGAATTAAGTGCCTTCGGCGGAAAAAATTCAAAAGCCGCCAAAGAAGCAAAATTTCCAATGGGTACTAAAAAAGACTGGCGAGTTAGATTAAGTGTTCCTAATACTGAACCATTTAAAGACGGAGATGCACACCTTATACAGCCATTACGAGCAACAAACGGCTTAGTATTTCCATATACTCCTACTGTAATCATGTCACATACTGCAAATTATAATGCTCTAGCTCCTACACATAGTAATTATCCGTTCCAAGTATATGCAAATTCGCAAGTGGATCAATTGGTTATTACTGGTGACTTTTTTGTACAAAATGCAATAGAAGCTCAGTATTGGGTATCAGCATTACATTACTTACGAAGTTGTACAAAAATGTTTTATGGCGGCAATGGTTTAAATCAAGGAGCACCACCTCCAGTAGTTAAGTTAAACGGGTATGGCGATTATGTTTTTGATAATGTTCCGGTAGTTATAACAACTTTTACAGTTGACATGCCAGATCAGGTAGATTATATTTCAACACAAGTTAATACAGGAACTGGAACAAGGTTTGTTCCTACTGATCCTAGAGGAGCATCAGGTCCAGCAGGACAATCAGGACAAACAGAAAATATTCTTACAGAAGCCCATCCAGGACAATTTTATGGTAATGCAGATATGAAGAGTAATTATTATACTTGGGCACCGACACAAAGTTTAATATCAGTAACTTGTCAACCAATATACAGCAGAACCGAAGTTGATAAATTTAGTCTTGAAGATTTTGTTAACGGGCAGTATGTTGGACGAAACAAAGGATTTATTTAATGGCATATTCATCTTCAAGTCCTTGGAAAAACACACCACTAGGTAATGGAACATTCGGGTTAGGGTATTTTCAAATTAGATCAGTACCTGGATCTGCAGACGACACACCTTATATAATCGACCCTCAATATAATCATAGGCCAGACTTACTAGCATATGATTTGTACGGAACCCCAAAACTTTGGTGGATTTTTGCTCAACGTAATATGAATGTTCTTGAAGATCCTATTTACGATTTTGAATCAGGTGTGGAAATTTTATTAATGAGTGCTGATAGTGTATCAGCTATGCTAGAGTAAACTAATGGCTTTTGGCAATTTTTTAAAAGAAACAATACAAAAAAATCTTCCATCAAGTATTAATACGACTAATATTCAACGCGACTTAGATAACGCTACAGCTAAGGTAGAAGGCATGATAGGAAATGCATCTGACCAATTTCAAGAGTCAGCGGTTGAGTATGCCGGACAAGGCAAGGCGCTTCTTGCCCAGGCTGGGTCTATTGCCGGTGCCGACATAGCTTCTATTTCGTCATTAGCTAGTAATCAAGTAGGCAATCTTAAAAAAGCGGTTACAGGCAAGTTGGGCGGACTGTCAGACAAAGTAACTGGAGCAATTCCGGCGGCCCTTACAGGCCCTGCTGGTTCTGGTCTCACCGAACTAGCTAGGGACTCTGGACTTGAGGTAGACGAATTCGGAAAGCACGTTTTCCATGGAAAAACTGTTAGTCCTAAATCAGGCGGCACTGATCTGCCGCGTTTCGGCGCCGAAGGCGGAATTGCAAACAAAGACAATAGATTTCCAATGAAGCTAGATAATATACTAAACAAGTTTGTTAGTGCCAACTATGTTCTTTCACTTGGAATTTTAGATATTCAAGAAGTTAATTATCCTGACGAAACTTACATCAAAAATGGGCCAAAGAAAATTATTATTAAGTCTGGTGGCGGCAAACCATCGGCTAAACAGAAAATGGTTAAAACATCAGCTGAGCATTCAAATGGCGAGATGGAATTTTTTATTGATGATCTAGAGTGGAATGCAATTGTAAACCCAACATCCCATAAACATGTCAGTACTAATACTACGTTTAGTTTTAAAGTTACAGAACCGTATAGTATGGGACAATTTTTAGAAGTACTGCAAATTGCCGCTCTTGAGTGTGGATATACTCATTATACTGAAGCCTACTTTATACTTGTTATTGATTGGGTTGGATGGGATAGTTATGACAATGTTAAACGAATTAGTGATCTTAATAACGGAACAGAAGTAAATTCTGATGGGAAGCCATTTAAACATTCTAAAAAATATGCACCATTTAAATTTGCTAATGCCACGTTTAGTGTTAGTGGTGGTGGTTGCGTATATGATTGTAGTGCCTTCGCCGCAAACGATTTAGGACTAAATGATAGTGTTCAATATCTACCTGTTGATATAACCATTGCAGGCGAGAACGTGCATGAAATGTTACAAACAGGCCAATATAGTTTAACAGAGGCTATTAATAAACATCTAGGTAATGCTAAAAGAGAGAAAGAAGAAACTAATCGTTATGCAGATCATTATATTATTCAATTTCCTAATGATGTAGATCTTGCAAGTGATCAAACTCCTGAAGATAAAAGTGCCGGCAGTGAAGAGCCAGCCGTAGCAAATCCTCACAAGCAAGGCACAGATACAAAATATATATCTGGACAGACTATGATAGATGCTATGCTAAGGAATGTAAACGAAGAAGGCAAACGTAATGGTATAGGAAACTCACAAATTATTTACGACTCGTTACTTGATATGAATCAAGTATATAAAGATACCAAACAGAAATTCTTCAAAACAGATGAGGTGCTCGATGAAACAAAAGTTGTTTTAATTAAATCTGAAAAAGCAATTTCCTTCGCCGAAGGAACCTCTATTAATAAAATTATTGAAGAGGTAATACTTAGTAGCCAGTGGGCAACACAAAACGGACCCCATGGTCGAGATGACAAGTATGGATATAAGGATTGGTTTAAGATTGAATGTAAAGTTTATCCTGTTCATGTTCCAGGAACAACTGCAATAAGAGGAATTATGCCAAGGATATTTCTTTATAGAGTTATAAAGTATAAACAACATGGGTCAATATTTTCAAAGCCAACAGCGATTGCTAAAGGCACAGCTGAACTTGAAGGGATTGTAGTTAAAAAGTATGATTATATATATACTGGACAAAATAAAGATATTATTAATTTTAATGTAGAGTATAATAATAGATTTCATCTTAAATACCCATCAGATTTAGGTAACAATAGCTATTCACATCAAAATAAAGGTAGTTCCGCAACAGAAAATCAAGAAAAAGACAAAAACATTAAACAAGAATTAAAAAAAGGCGCAGATGTAGTTCCTAAAGTATATTTTGAAGGCGGCGAGGTAAGGATAGAAATGACTAAGTCACTTCGACTAGCTAAAGAAGAATTTTTAGTAAAGAAATTATCTGAAAATACACAAACTGCAAATTATACATCTGCAACAAGAGCCGTTCCGTCAAGTCAAAAACAGGAAATTGCTAGATCCTTTCATGAAGCTACTATTAATACTATTACTGACATGACAGTAGTTGAAATAGAAATATGGGGAGATCCATATTTTATAGCTTCGTCGGGACTTGGTAATTATAGTGCGGCAAAAAATGCATCGTCGTTTATCGATGAGACAGGTGCAATAGCTTATGAACATAAGAAATGTTATATTGTTATAGAGTTTAGAACTCCTACAGACATTGGTCCTGACGGAATAATGAAATTTCCAGGCTATAGAACTAATGAATTAGTAGATCATTTTAGTGGTATTTATTGGGTAACGCAGGTTACGTCAACGTTTAGTAAAGGCATGTTTAAGCAAATGCTTAAATTAGTACGACAACCAAATCAAAGTAAAATAAAAGCAGATAATACAGGTAATAACCCAATGGGTGATGCAGAGAAAAATGCTAAAAACGGTAATGGCGCAGGCGCCGAAACTGGATCTGAAGGACCAACTAGCGGCGATAGTTCCAATTCAAGTTCTGACTCAGGTGGCATAAGCCTCGCACCACAGTTTACTGATCCACGTCTCTCTCTTACTCTTAATCAAGCAGGAGAGGGCACAAATGCAAACGCAGGCGACAACTCAGGGGTGAAGAACGTTGGCCCAAATTCCATCTTCATATAATGATGATTAATATAACACAAGGATTTAATAATGGCAATTAATAACACTAGTGATCGAATAACAAGTGTAAAACATGCTACTGGCCAGTCCGGACCTTTTCATGCTAAGATAGTTGGTCATGTAGATGAAACTTATATGGGGTCTTTAAGAGTACAATTATTAAAAAAAACAATTCCTGGACCTGAAGGTGAGCTTAACAAAGTCGGAGCTTCTCAAGTATTAACAGCACGATATATGTCACCGTTTGGAGGAACAACTCCTATAGATAGTATTAACGACAATCCTGGATATACAAATAGTCAACAAAGTTATGGTATGTGGATGGTACCACCAGACCTTGGAACAATTGTCTTAGTAATTTTAATAGAAGGTAATCCTAATGATTGTTACTGGATTGGATGTGTACATGATAGATTTGCCAATTTTGCTGTTCCGGGTAATGCCGCTACAACATACCTTGCTGACGATAGACCTGAAGAATTAAAAGGTAAAAAACTTCCTGTAGCTGAGTACAACAAAAAAATTGTTAAAGACAGAATGGGTGAGCCTACAAAGTTTAAAAAACCGTATCAACAAAGATTTACAGAAGACTTAATAAAACAAGGTTTACTAGACGATGAAACTAGAGGTATAACCTCGTCTAGTGCTAGAAGAGAATTGCCAAGTACTGTATTTGGAATTAGTACACCGGGTCCAACAGATAAGACTATAAGTGGCGCAAGAAGCTCAGATGGAAGCCGCTATAGAAGTCGACTTGGTGGAACATCATTTGTTATGGATGACGGCGACGTAAGTTTCTTAAGAAAAGGATCAGCAACTAGTAGCCCGCCAGAATATGCAAATGTTATGAAAAACGACACTAACGGAATTAAAACATTACCGCATAACGAATTAGTTAGATTAAAAACTAGAACAGGGCATCAAATATTATTGCATAATACTGAAGATTTAATTTATATTGCTAACGCAAACGGTACTGCTTGGGTTGAGTTAACAGCAGATGGAAAGATTGACATTTATGCAAAAGACAGTTTAAGTGTGCATA